CCTTCTGATTGGATAATATAATCTTTGTCGGTTTCATTATCAGAAAGGTGGATATATGATCCTTCTTTTTTGACAATTATACCATCATTATCTCCCATTGCTTTGAAAACTTTCATAACGTTTTCAATAGGTTCTTTAGTCATATCCAATGGTGCCATTTCATTATCACCAACAGGTTGAGTTGTAACGTCAACATTAACCTCATCTCCCTCATCTCCAAGTTCGTCAGTTACATCTACGTCAGTTTCATCACCCATTGTTGGATCTATTTCGTCATTGTCATCTTCATTGTCGTCATCCTCTAAATCATTTTCAGGATCTTCTTCTTGTTCATACAAAGACTTTTTAGTTTTTCTTGAATCATTTAATGATTCTTTTACTAATTCGCTGATTTCTTGTTTCATAGTAGAAGCAAGTATTCCCTTTGCATTTTCACTGATAGCTTCTTCGACAGCTTTAATTTGTAGTAAAGCCTCTTCAACTACCGATTTGTTTTTTTCTATACTCATTTCTAAAAAGCAATGTGCTAATTGTTTATTTTTATAATAAATATAGCGACTTTTAAAAAAAGTTTTGTTTATTTACATATAAGACAAAAAAAAAGGAACCACAATGTGATTCCTTGATTAAAAAAATTAATTTTTATTAAAAGATTATTCTATAACCTCATCAATTTTACTTTCAACAATGGCGGTTATTCTCCAGTCCATAGTGTATGTCTCATATGCTTTAGTTACTTTTGCTTCGACATCTGTTGGAGAATATCCTCTAACTAATTTTTCTTCTTTTATTTTTTTTACTTTACCTGTGTTATCATCAACCATATCGGTTGTTACTCTTGCAACAAAATATTTTTCGTCCATAATTAAATTTTTTTATTTATCTAAATAATCGGATAATCTTTTCATTAAGTCAACAGATTTTGATAATGGATTTTCTACCGAAGGTATTTTTTCATTTTCTGTCAATTTTTCTTCATACTTTGGTCTATCTTCTTGATTTAAATAAAGATACGCTCCCGGAGTTGATGGTGAAGATACTAAGTCAAAACAAATTAATTCAAAGTCTTCCTGTACTTCATTTTGTTCCCCCTTTTTAACTAATGAACCAACACCTCTTGATGAAACACCCATAGTTACTCCTTGTCTCATCATGTTAGCAGCAACATCCCCCTTAGAAGAAACAATACCTCTTTCATGAAAACCTGGTGTGGTTAATAATTTAATCTTACCCATTAATACATTATCTTCCCACCACACATCAGTAATTAAATGAGCAACCCTATCTAAATCTATTAGTGATGATTCAGGGTGATTAAGTTCAGATATAGACATACCCTTATTAATCATTTCTTTATATTTTTCAGCCTCTCTTTTTAATATTTTTTCAGGATAAATTCTACCATTTCTGTTTGGTACTCCGTATTTTTGTAATGTTGCGTAAAATACAAAAGGTTTTGAATGATCTAATTGTCCATATGATTCTTTAATCATTTGGCTATTTCTATATTCGTTTGGGTTAATAATCCCAGCGTCCCACTCAACTAATATGCCTTTACCCGTATCTTTAGGTCCTAAAATTTTCATAATGTTTTTTAAAATAAATATTATGAACTTATTAATTCTTCTGTTTTAGTTTTATTTAATATAAAATACTTACAATTTTTTAAGTCGTCTTTATACACCGCAGATAATATATTCTTTATTTTATTTCTTAATATTAAAGATTTAAAGTCAGTATTATTTGTGTGTAAAAACAACGTTATTTCTAAATTTAAAAAACTTTTTTTATTTTTTTGAATTCCACTTGTTCTTAAATCTAAATCTACTATTTGTTTTTTTTCAAAAGTAGTATAATCTACAACCTCTAATAAAGTGTGCATGATTTTTCTTTTTATTTCTCCTGTTATTTTAACCCAATTTTCGTATTCATCTTTTGGTTCAACCCAAGTTTGTAATACTAAATAAATTGATTTTAAATTTTTTGAGTCAACGGTTCCGTAATAAGCCTTTGCATCATCAAAAATATTTAATTTTGATGTTTTTCCTTTTTTCATTTTTCATGTCTTAACCTTTTATTTTTTATAAAAGTAATAAAATTAAATACATTTGTCAAAAATGAAAAAAATGACTATATTTATATTAATAACCAAAAAAAATCTATGCTAATAATACCCGTAAAAAATGAAAAGTCTTTAGAGCAAGCACTTAAACAATACAAGTTTAAAGTGTATAAAACAAAACAGATTCAAAAATTACAAGAAAGACAAGAATTTATTAAACCTTCAGTTAAAAAAAGAACTAAATTACAAAAGGCTAAATATAATCAAAAGAATCACTCTACTGATTGATTATCTTCATTTTTAGGTTGATTTTTTTTACCAAAAATTTTCTCAGTAGAGGTTAAACCTAAACAACCAAAAGCCAACATAGCAACGGCATTAACTAACGTATCTGAAGGTTTAATATCTCCGTGAGAATAACTATTAACGTATAGTGTGATACAAAGTGATACCCCACATAGTATACCAATAAATCTTTTAGATGATGAGTTACCATTTGAATCTTTAAATAACCCCCCAATTCCTGACATTAATTTTTTCATAGCTCAAAACTTAATTTTTTTAGTTTATAATATTCATAATGATTACATTGTGATTTTTTAATTTTTTCTATAGTTTGATTTAAAGTATTACTTAAACTATTTTCTGTGGACTCATTTAGTGATGTTTTTAAATTATTAATTACAGAATTTTGTAACTTTGTAAATTCATTTTTTAGTTCTTGTCCATTAAGTTTAAGAATATCACCTAATTCCTTTTTTTCGTTTTCATTTAAATAATTTAGTTCTTTTTTTAAACTTTCATTTGCTATTTTTACCATTGAAGATATAGGTAACATAGCACTTTCTTTAAGTGATTTTGTTTTATCTTCAGTAATTAAAGTATTAATAATATTTTTTTTAGATTCTAATACTGATTCTAAATTTTTAATTTTATTATTATTATACACAATATTATCAATATCTTTATAATTGTTTGTTACGTTCTCATCTTCAAATAGTCTAATCCAATTATTTAAATTTGATAATTTATTTTTATTACTTTCTATTAGTATTTGTGAATATTCTATAGATTCATTTATATAATCATCGGCAATAGATTTATCAATCCCTTTATTGGTTGTTAAATCATCATAAATGTAATATAGTTCACAAATATCTTTGTTTTCTATTACTAGTTTATTAAAGTGATTCATAAATGTTTTAAATACGGGTTTACCGTAAAGATTTACGCTAGTCTTTTCAATTCTTGATTTTATATTACCGAATGTATTCATGTTTTTTAAATATAAATATTACCTATCAATTAAATTTTTTAATTTTTCGTTCATTTCAACTAATGAATTTCTACCTTTAGACAAATCTATGGTTTCTGAATCACTAAATAATGTATTTTCTAAAATCAAATCTAAATCATTTCTTACTAGTCTTTCAGGTATTCCTCCTGATGGTGGTTCACTTCCACCACCACTAGAAGGTGGGGATAATGGTGAAGATGAGGATGATGAACCTGCAGAACTTAATGGGCTACTTGAACTTGAAGATGAACTACTGGTATCGCTACTTTGTGTTGATCCTGTTTTTGTTCCATAAAGATCATCTATATTATCAAATAATCCTGTATTTGAAATAACCTCAGCGGTTTTTCCTAATTCTGCAGATACCGCTCTCTCAATTCTTTGTTGTTGTAAATCTAATCTTATTTCTTCATCTGAAAATCCTAAAATATGTTTTTTAGCCCATGAAGCGGAAACTGCGGCAACACTATTTGGTATTTCAGCAACCGCGTCTTTATACAATAGTATTTTTTCTTTCCAAACTTCAACACCCAATAAATCAGATTGTTTTGATGGGTTATTTAACCCTAATGTAAAGTTTGTTAATTCGTCTTCAAAACCTAATAAAAATAAATGAATTATCGCAATTTTATTTAATTCAGCAATCATTGATTTTTGAATTCTATTAATGGTTCTAGCAAATCTAATATCTAAAAGTGCTAAATTTTTACCGTCCCCAACCGCCTCTTCAAATCCTAAATATGCCTTAGGTATTCTTAACGACGTAACTAATTTCTTTTGAATATATTCTATATCGGCAATTTCACCCATGTTTTGTCCGCCAGGTAAAGTTTCAATTGGCATTGTCGCACTTGGATCTCTAACAGGAATAAAATAATCTTGATCCACAGCTAACTGATTATATCTCATATCAACATTACCTGTTTTTGGATCAGCAATTTGATCTCTTTTAAATTTAGATGCGACTCTTTGTACGTAAGCGTCAACATCT